TCACGAGCTATAGACTCACGTGCTAATTCCATCAAGGACATAGAACGAAGTTCATCTGCACCTGGTGCAGGATTTGCGACTGGGATACCCATAGACATCATCAAAGCGTCCTGCATAGCCATGCGGAACTTATCAGAATCTGCTTCGCCGACTTTAGTAATTACTGGTTTATTGCGTTCACGCAACGCATCCATTACTACCTCACGAACTTCGGCAACAGATTTGCCAGATTTGATGAAATCATCTACACCATCAACTTCGAAATCACGGCATAGACTTGTGATTGTAGATACGCGTTCACGTTCTGCCGCAATCAACTTTTTAGCATCTTCTGCATTAAAACCTTTAACTCCGGACTCTGGTACTTCCGGTACTACTTGTGGCACGTTTTGCTCAGTGCCTTTTGCTTTTGCATCACCTTTCATAGGTTCCTCCTCATTATCTTCTACACTTCTGCCTACCCCTACAGTCGGATCTGCAGGGACGGACACAACACTAATCTCCAATGGTTCCCAATATGTAATTACGTATGCTGGGCCTGTAAACCGGCCATTGGAACTTTTAGAATCGGAATCGATTAATTCCTCACATCGACTTATGTCATATCCGACACTCACACCTTGTAATGTGCCTTTTAACACTTTTTGATAAATCTTTTCGGATTCATCATCTTCATCGAATCGAACAATCGCCTTGCCGCGATTATCTTCAATCCACACTTTATCGACGTGACCAACAACTGCGCTGCGGTCATGGTTGAATAGCAATGTGCCTAAACCGTTATTAAATCGGTCTAAGTTAACGCAGCCTTCGTCATGACACAATATCTCTGTTCCGAACCATCTTTCATATGGTTCTTCAGAAGAAAAGGACAATTCGACGGTACGGTCTTCGTTCGCTTCGATGTTTGTAATTTGCGCCTCTCGGGCATATTTACCTAAGAGCTGCTTTGCAAATTTCCCCACTAGCTATCATCTCCTTTCATATCAGTGGCGTTATCATCCGCTAGATTCGTTATGTCCCCATTCATATCAAGGGCAACACCCAATTCCTTAATGCGGTCTTGTTCCAGCTTCCGCTGTTCAAGCACTTCTTCCCAGTCCTTACCAGATGCACTACATACGTCCTCGAGCGTTGTGAGTCCTGCCTTAATGGCTTCCTTGTTAGCATTAACTTCCTTAACAGGGTCAATCCAAGACCAGCCTGGAGCTAACCACGCTACTTTCTTATAAAGTTTTGGGTTTGCTGCATAGTCATTGGCCGGGATAATTCCCTTTAGGTAGCATGCTTCAATGAAAGCCCTCCATACAGGCATACAAAAATGCTCAATTATAAAACGCTGCATCTGCTTGAATGATTGCTGGTCCTCCAGCATATTCTGCCGAGCTGCGGAGAAGTTACCACTAATATTGCGCGTCACTATGTCCGCGCTTAGACCCATACCTGACGCTATGCGCCTTGTTTGTGTCGCTGAGTATTCTGATGCGGTTCCTGCATTTCGCTTAGGTTCCGCAAATGAAATTGATTCACCTGCACGTAGATGTTGGATAATCCCTGGCGCCATTGAACGAACTTTCTTGCCTTTACTGTCGATCTTATTTGCAACCATCGGGGCGGTCCCAGTATTACTTGTTACAAACGCGCCGAAACATGCGGCTACACGAGCCGCTATAAGGTCAGCATCCATATATTCATCTACGTCGTGAATACGCTTTAATACGAGAGCTAACATACTAACCCCGCGCAGTTCACTAGGTCTGCGAGGCTTATGTAATAGAAAAGCCCTATTACTTGGCAGCCTTGCCTCGTTAAACGACCGTATTCCTAATGGATCTGTTTGGAATACGTGATATGCTATTGGTCTTCCGTATTTATTAACTTCCACGCCATTAACAATACTGTTGCCGTTTTCACTTACCGATACGGCTCCGATATTCTCGCCCTCGATAAGCTGTAATGATAATGGTATATCTGCGCCTTCGGAGGTCATATTAACTAGGATTTCCCCGTCATAGACCATTCGGCGCAGAGCCATTTCTTGCAACTCGTAGAACGTAGATATTCCTCGGATATCCGCGTTTTCCTTATCCACCCAGTCCGCCCAAGCTTCCTCAATTTTCTTATTGAGTCTTTCATTCAGCTTTCCTGCGCGGGTCTTAATTTTGCACTGTGGCTTTATTCCGGTACCTACTACATTCCGTAATAATGCCAATACAACACTTTCAGCAAGGTCACTATTAAGTTCTGCTGCACGTGCACGACCTCGAATCAAATCACGTTGGCCTGATGCTACTTGTTCAGCTGTACCAAATACTGGCATCCAGTCGCCACTCAATCGATCTGTTGACGCCGCATCATATCCACGTTCAAGCGAACTACGGAAATACGCTCTACGGGCAGCTCGTTCTGGATTGAAATATGCTATTACCTTATCGAGTATGTTCATCGTCGCTCCCATGACACGTAGGATGTCGTGCTATTACCTTCCTCATCATCAACGCGAGACATTAACTCACGTTCACGGGCATATAATGTCGGCAAGTCATGCGTCTTAAACCGCTTACCACCTACAGACATCTCAGCGTATCCATTCGTCTCAATTTCCTCGATTATCGTTCGAATACGCTCCAAGTCTTCTCTTGCGCTCATGGTCTCACCTCCTTCTTAACTAAACCAACCTCGACTATCTGCATTAAAATCTTCAGCATCCGTATCTTCGTCCTCCTCATCGGTATCCAGATTATATTCGGGTAAATATTTAACACCTACCGAGTCCGCCACCATGGCGTTGTATACACACGTATCCAACAAGTGATTTGTTGGATGACTGGTTAATGGTTTCCATTGCACCGTAACTGCTCCGGTCTTTACATTTCGGATTTCTTGCTTTTCCTCCGACCGGAGGTGCTCCGAATATTCCTCCGGGCAATCCTTAAATAAATGGATTGTGCCAGGCTCATTAGCCGGACGTACCATACGTGCAAATATAAAGTCCTTCCAGTAATCGGTATTCACTACGTACAGCTTCATGCCTCCGATGACGCCCTTCTCGATGCTGCTCATCTTATAAGGCGGAGCTAGAGGACTGTGTGATGAATCACCTTTAACTGGCACGCATACTTCTGGGTACTGCGCACAGTACTGATATACTTCGTCTGTTCGGTAGCCACTATCGATACCGGCCCTCACAATCTTACGGGCCTCACCATACTCTGATGGATATTCTCTATCAATGAGTATCTCGGTTAAGTCTGACCAACTACTTGCTTGACCATAATCGACTAAGTAACTTGATACACCATGAGCGTAGGCTCTAACCTCCCACCAGAAATGATCTTGCTGCACATCGACAGATGCGATAAGTAGTGGCGCATGCTGTGGCACAATACCTCGAGGAACTTCCGATTGCGTAAACACGAGGTTCTGCGTGCTTTTAGTTTTCGCAGATTTCCACGGCTCCGCTAATCCAGAGTTGATAAAATTCATCAACTCACTTGGCTTATCCTTTGATTTAACAAACTCATATGCCACATCGCCAAAGGTAACCCATGGAGAGTAAAGGGATGACATGTGATATGCAACCGACCGGACAACTCGGACTTGTGATTCATTCACCGCACGCCATTCACCTTGCCGGAGCATATCCATCTTGTACTTATCATCAATACGTTTCTTACAATGTTCGCACTCATAATATGCGGTATCACGTATCATATCCGCATTGCCATGGTGTTCCTCCGGCCATTTTATCTGTTTGAATTTGAGGGTCTGCGACACCCCGCAATGCGGACATGGCACGTAATACTGCTTGCGTTCATTTGCGTCCATATAGGACTGCCAAATATTGCCACTTTCAATCGTAGGAGTTGACACTCTTACAATCTTCTTATCAACGAATGTCTTGGTACGTTCCTCAGCCAGCTTAATTGGATTCGCTTCCTTACCAGAGAAAGCTGGATACTTATCAATTTCATCGAAGAATAAGTACTTAATTGACCGACTTGATAAGCTGCTTGGTGAGTTCGCCCCAACGAGCACCATGTAGTTCCCATTAACGAAGTCTAACTCCAACAGCTTACTGCCCTCGTCATACATATCTGCCAATGGTTCTACGCTCCGGATCATCGGTTGCACACGTTTATCGCTAGCAAATTTTGCGATAGTATCCGTCGGATAAACCATCATGACTGGTGATGCGGTTTGGTGTAACGCATACCCAATCATATTAAGCTCAGCTTCCGTCTTACCAATCTGCGCCCCGAAACATAACGAGATGCTTTCAATAAGAGGGTCCGTGAATTTGTCCATAGGCTCCTTGAGATAAGGTGTCCGCGCTGTACGCCATCGTCCAGGTTCAGCAGATATATTAGTCAGTACCCTGTACCTATCCGCCCATTCCGAAACGGTGTATCTTTCAGGTGGCTTGAATGCCTCTAATTCCTCAGGGAACCAGTCAACCTTTGGACTTACCTTTTCCCGTGGCTTTGACTTTCGGCGTGTACTCGCCTTCGCGTGCGTAGCTTTCGAGGTATTCTTCGACAAGGCCATTCACCACCTTTTCTACACGAGCACGTTCCTCAGGATCCGTGAACTCACTTCCAATACGCTTACCTAATTTGGTAAATGATGTCTTCATCTCCAATACTCGGCTAGCCCATGCCTGCGCCACATCGGCACGAGGGACATATTCGCCATTTAGCACATCTAGCATTTTCTTTTCGCGCGCAGCCTTTGCTTCTTTATAATCAGCTTCGGCTTCTAGCTTACGAGTTGATGCAGATTTACTTTTAGCATTATCCCCTTTCGCCTGCCCTAAATACACAAGGACTTCTCGGAGATTCCACCAACCTACAGAGGCTTTAGGCATCCCTGCTTTATGGTGTCGAGAAATAATTTCCGGAGTGACCCGCAAGAGGTCACATAGTTGAGTGCTTGATACGAGCAGATTGCCCGCAGCATCAAATTTCACTCTTGGTTTTGTGTCCGCCATAGGTGTACTCCTTTCTAAATTCGTCTTTCTACATTCAACAGGAAAATTTTTCTCACAGAGAGAGGACCATCGCGCGGGGGCGACCAGCGGCCATTTTTCGCCCGCGGAGTACCTTTTCCAAATTTTCATTTTCTCAATTAGGTATTATCATTGATACTCAATAAGAAAAAGGGTAGACCTCAACTAAGTAAGGTCTACCCCGGGGCAGTGCAGCAGGCAGACATATTGTGCGGGCCAGACACTGCCTGCTATCTACTACATTTACATTATATTAAATTAAGAGTGTGCCATTCTATGCCATCTTTTCAAATTCAGCTATTGCTTTCTTGTGAAGTCTGTGAACTTGTCGCCACGAATACCCTAGTTCGACAGCTATCTGCTCCCATGGCAATGCATTAATGTATCTGAGATTCAGTACATCCCTGTATTGTCCGTCAGTTATTTGGTTGATGACTTGCTTGACCTTGTTTCGAGAATCAATCAATTCATCCCATTCTCTGTTCAGCTCCTCCCTACATTCTTGTAAGTGCTTACTGATTCGTGGCATAGCATCTCCCGATTCACATATCTGTATAGCTTCTGAATGTAAATCTCGGTTAATCGCACCTAGCTGAATCTCTAACGCACGCATTCGCTGCTCGGTATGGCGGACAGCTTGTAGTTCTTCTATATCCATCATATGCGATAGTCCCCATATTTACTGATAATCATCTGTGCTCGTAGTAATCCGTCAATGTATCCGCTTTCACGAATTCTATCATCTAGCATAGGTGATCTCAGTTGTCTATTACGGGCTCGTATAATGGCAAGACTTAAATCTGACTGTATGGCACCTACAATCACATCTGCCCTGCTTCTACGCTTTTGCATCCTTTACCTCCATACGTTCGACAATATCCTCGATGGCCTCTACCATATCTGTTTTGCATTGCTCAACAGCGGTAAAAATCTCCTCACACATGGCGTACGCATCATCACTCAGATCATCATCTAATCTCTCGGCAACATTATCCTTGAGATTATCTACAACCTTAACTATATCCATGACAAGATGATACGTGTCATCTAGATAGTGCCCTTTGTTAATTAGTAGTCGCTCGACTTTTGTCATGCTCTTCCCTCTTTGCAATTTCCCGATTTAGATACCAACGGGCTTTTTTCAAATCCTTAATAGCATCGTCCCTATGACCAGCTCGGGATACATACTTCACTACATTACCCAATCGATACCCTAGTTTCTTGTCTTCGATGTAATCGATAACCTCGATATCTCCTTGTGTATAATGGCTTGGGTGGTTTATATCATCGCATTGACTAATTATGCGATTAGGGGATTTATCTGCTATAACTTTACCCATATGTATCCCAAATTGATTCGTTACTTTTCCTAAATGCCTAAATCTTTCATCGGCTATATATCGCCCTAATTCCTCGCTAGCTGATAACTTAATAGGTGGCGGCGGGGGATTATTAGGTCTCTCATACAATCTACCTGGGGTTAGCCCATATACTGTCTTGTGTTTTCGATTATCAATGATATCTATAACTTGAATAGTCATGTAACACGCCATTACTACGATAATTCCGATTAATCCTACCATTATAAATTGATCCATATTAATCATCCTTTCTGTATTTATCGATTCTTGCTTTTAGGCTTTGCAGCACATATTCCTGTGCTCGGTCTTTTTGGGCTAGTGCATCCATCATATCCTCATCACGAGTTCCCTCACATATTAGATGATGGATAATTACCTTCTCCATTTGACCTTGGCGATGTAACCGCTTATTAGCTTGTTTATATAACTCAAGACTCCAATTTAACCCGAACCATACTACGTGGTTCCCGCCGTCCTGTAAGTTAAGCCCGTATGCTGTACTAGCCGGATGTGCTAATAGAATATCAATCTCTCCAGCATTCCACGCTATCTCATCATCGGCACCCTTTAACTCACAGACTCGTAATTTAGTCTTAGCTAATGCTGCTTTTAACCGTTCACAGTCATGTTTAAAATTGTAAAACACTAATGCAGGCTTTCCGTTTAACTGTTCTACGAGTTCCATAAATGCCTCAATCTTACAGCCGTGTATCTCGTGAACGTTCCTGGCACCATCATATACGGCGCCATTCGCTAACTGTTGTAGCTTTGTAGATAATGCTGCTGCACTCAAAGCTGTGATATCTTCGCCAGCTTCAATCAACTCTAATACAGATGTGCGTTCCATATCTTCGTAGGCTTTTTTGGCTTTCGCATCTAACTGCACATATTTAATATCGTTGATTACTGGAGGTAATTCCAAATAGCCATCAGCTTTCATGGATATGCATAACCCAGATATTGCCGCCATGATACTGTCATTTGAATCGGATTTAGGTTTATAGGAGTACACCATTTCGCGTGACCTCTGATCGGGCTCAAAATAGTAATCCCTAAATCCTGTATACGTTTTCCCTAATGACTCGCCGCGGTCTAATAAATACACTTGCGCCCATAGGTCGATTAATCCATTAGGGGCTGGCGTACCCGTTAACAACACCATGCGTTTGATGTGGTTATGCATATAGGCTAATGATTTAAAGCGCTTAGCTGTATGGTTCTTAAAGGAACTGGATTCATCTACAACTACCATGTCAAACGGCCATGCATTCTTGTAGTAATCAACTAACCACGTTACAT